GCAACTTGGAAGACGAAGACGAGACGATTACACTGATGGTACAGTTCGTATCCCAGTTAAATCACCGTCACCGTAAACTAGGAGATTTTTATGGCAATATCATCAGTATTACAAAATACCTTTAAAGAAGAATTATTAGGGGGCTATCACAGCTTCAATGCTTCGGGTGACACACCTGCTGGTAGCGCATTTAAAATAGCTCTTTACACAAGTTCAGCAACACTTGACACTACTACAACTGTTTATATAACTTCTAATGAAGTTGCATCGGGTGGTGGTTATACTACTGCTGGAGAAGCTTTAACAAATACTGGAGTAGCTAAAAGCACAGTTACTTCTTATACAGATTTTTCAGACGTCTCATGGACATCTGCTTCTTTCACAGCTCGTGGATGTTTAATTTATAATTCATCAACTATTAGTGGACTAACAACTAATGCCGCTGTTTGTTCTATTGATTTTGGTGGCGATAAAACAGTTTCTTCTGGAACTTTTACAATTCAATTTCCCGCTAACGATTCATCCAACGCGATTATAAGAATAACGTCGTAAGGGGAACTTCCTTATGGCTAACACTTGGAATAAAGCCGGAACAACCTGGGGCTATAATTCCTGGGAATCCGATACCGTTACCGTTTCACTTACCGGTCTCTCAATTACTTCAACTTTAAATTCAGATGGTGTCGTAGCCTTCAACGAACAAGGATGGGGCTCAGACGCATGGGGAGATGAAAACTGGGGTGAATCAGCAATCGATTTTTCCCCTACTGGCTATTCAATTACAGCTTCTTTAGGAACTTTAGATTATGCTGGTTCTATTGCAGGCTGGGGCAGAGATTCCTGGGGCGATAATGACTGGGGTGAAAATACTACTACAGTTACAGTTGATGGTCTAGAAATGACGGGTCTCCAGGGTCCTAGTGGCTGGGGATTAGCTCCTTGGAATGAAATGATTGGATGGGGCGGCGATTTAAGATGTGAAACCACTCAATTATCTATTGTATCTCTTACAGGTCTAGAAGCAACAGCTTCTTTAGGAACACCACAAATAAATTACGATTTTAAAGTTACTCTTACTGATTCTTTATTAGGAACCCTTTCTCTAGGCACTACGACTGTGACTGATATGTCTATCGGAGTTTCAGGATATGCAATAACAGGAAGTTTAGGTACTCCTACTCTTGAGATGAAGTATCCGATCACTGGCTACAGTGCTACAATGAGTCTGGGTTCAATAACAGTTACTTCAAATCCATTAGTTGTTGTAAGTGGTTATTCTATAACAGGTTCTCTAGGTTCAGTAACCATTACTGATATGTCTATCGGAGTAAGTGGTTATGCTATAACCGGCTCTCTAGGAAGTTTAGCAACTATCCCTGATATGGTAATTGGAGTTTCAGGACTTGAAATAAGTGGAACTTTAAATTCAGTTGTTTCTCCTTTACACTATAAAGATGACAGTATTACTGGGTCCACGTCCTATACAAGTGTTGACATAACAGGCTCGACATCATATACAATAGATACACACGCGGGTTAAGGAGAAAATATGGCATCAACATACACAGGTTTAGGCGTTCAACTCATGACTACCGGCGAGAAGGCTGGTACGTGGGGGACTCTTACTAACACAAACTGGAATATCATAGAACAGATTTCCGGTGGCTATATAGAACAAGATATAGCTGGCGGAGCTCAAACAACAACTTTATCTGTAAATGATGGAACAGCAGGTGCGACTCTTGCTCACAGAATTATAAAATTCACAGGGGCTATTACAGGAAATCAAATTGTAACTATTCCTCTGGATGTTCAGACTTTTTACTTTATAGATAATGCAACAACTGGTGCCTATACAGTTCAATTTAAATATGTGAGTGGTTCAGGCGGCACTGTTACATGGGGAACTACTGATAAAGGAAATAAAATTATTTATGCAGCTGCCAATGATGGTACAAATCCAGATGTTGTTGATCTTGGTTTTGGAGCTGGAGACGTAACTCTTACAGGAACACAAACTTTAACAAATAAAACTTTAACTTCACCCGCTATTGGAACATCTATTTTAGATACCAACGGACTTCAATTAGCTTTATTAACTGCTACAGGTTCTGCGGTTAATGAAATTACACTAGCAAACGCTGCTTCAGGAAGCAATCCTACACTTACTGCGTCCGGCGATGATGCGAATATAGGTATTAGCCTTGCTACAAAAGGAAGCGGAGTTATTAAAGCAGAAGATGGCGGTGGAACCGAAAGCGCCGTTAAAATTGCAGGAAAAGAAACTATGTGGGTACCCGCTTTAGCGATGTATCCAACAACTACAAATGGCTGTGCAGCTGTAGCGCAAGTAGAAGGCACAGCTCAAAGACCAGAAATTAAAGCATGTGATTTTGATGCTAGTTCAGATGAATTTGCACAATTTGCAGTGTGCTTCCCTAAATCTTGGAATGAAGGCACTGTAACTTTTCAATCATTTTGGTCTGTAACTGGAACAAATACTGGAACCGTTTGTTTTCAATTAGCTGGAGGTTCAATTGCGAACGATGCAGCAATTGATACAGCTTACGGAACTGCAGTCGCTAATACTGCCTTGGCAGCAAGCGGAACTGCAAGCGATTTAATGGTAAATGCAGAAAGTGGAGCAGTAACCATTGCTAACGCTGCTGCTGATACATGGACATCTTTTCAAATAAACAGAGATGTATCAGCCGATGATCAAACAGCTGATGCAAGATTACTGGGAATTAAATTATTCTTCACTACAGATGCAGCTAATGATGTATAAGGAGAATAGATGTCAGGATTCGGATATAACTGGTTAGGTTTTGGTGGAGGACAAGGTGGTCCTTCTCAAGAATTTCCATCAGCAACTGGTGGAACAATCACAACTGTTCAAACAGATTATAAACTTCATACTTTTACATCTGACGGTGAATTTGCTTTCACTATCGGATACGACACTACTTACGGTGAGAAAGTTCAATTTTTAATGGTTGCTGGAGGAGGCGGCGGAGGAAATTCGCACTCTGGAGGAGGCGGTGGAGGTGGCTATCTTTATAATGGTGGTTATCAACATACTCTTTCCCAAGGAACTTACCCAATTGTTATTGGAGCCGAAGGGCAAGGTGGAACATCATCTCCAAATAATGGAACTAGTGGCGGAGCAGCCACATTTGATACTTTAAGCGCAGCCGGTGGAGGTCGTGGCGGAGCCTATGGTTCAGCTCAAATTCCAGAAGCCAATGCTCCTTATCAAGGAGGATCCGGTGGCGGAGCCGGAGGCGGAGGCTCAATAGGAGGTGAAGGAGATACTCCTGCTGCATCACCTTTTCCATCTCAAGGAAACGATGGCGGACTTTCAATTGGCTCCCACCCTAATTATTTTGCTGGCGGAGGCGGCGGTGCAGGTGGCAACGGCGCAGCTGGACAAAGTTCCGGAGGCGGCGGAGGAGATGGCTCATCAGCCTCACCAATAGACGCTACAGGTCGAGCGGGCGGAGGAAGTGGATCTGCTCAACGTTCTGGTATGGGTGCAACTATTAATCCTAACCCTAGTGGTGGCCCAGATGGAGGCGGACAAGGTTCGGTTGGAAATGGACAAGGAACTCCAGACGGCGTCGATAATCAAGGCGGTGGCGGTGGCGGAGCTTTTACCATAGTAGGAACTTCCGGAGATGGGGGAACAGGAATTGTATTAATTCAATACAAGTTCCAATAACGCCATGCATAAACATTTTGCAAAAATTGATTCTGAAAATCGAGTTAAAAGTATTCACGTTGTAGATCACGCTGACTGTCAAGATGAAAATGGTGATATATCTGATGCAGTAGGAATTGCTTACTTAACAAAAATTCATGGACATTCAGTCTGGCAACCGGTGGTTGGTCAGGTAGGAAAAATGTATCATTATAGTGTCACGCATAATCTTTTTTATATGCCTCAACCTCATGCAAGTTGGACTTTGGATGAAGCAGCGGGGAAATGGAATCCTCCAATAGCTTATCCTACAGTTGTAGAATATTCTCATTTGATGGATAATCCTTCTGATGAAGATCATGGAAAAACAGTTACTATGGAACATGTGCCTACCTGGGATGAAGCTAATCAGCGTTGGGTTTCAAGTAAAAATATTCCCACAGCCCAAATCGGAACAGCAATAAATGTTTGGAACCCCAATAATAGCTCTTGGGATTTAACAAATCTTTAATATTCTTTACCTCTATAATTACATAATATATAATGTTTTCTAATGAAATATAGAAAGCGGAATGTATGAATGTTGAAAATGTTTATTGGTATTTTAAATCTGTTATTAATCCAGAAACTTGCAATAAAATTATCCAATTAGATCAAAGAAGTTTTGTTCCAGGTGAGGTAAGAGATAAGTCTCTTTCTTTAAAAAAACTTAGAAAAACTAGAAATTCTCTGGTTAAGTTTTCTGCAGAACAATGGTTATTTGATTTAATTTGGCCTTATATGGACGAAGCCAATCGTAATGCTGGGTGGAATTTTCAAATAGATTGGACTGAATCAGTTCAGATTACTCGTTATACTAAAAATGGATTTTATAACTGGCATGTGGATCAAGATGCTAAACCCTATCCTTCAAATTCACCATTAAAAAATTATAGAGGGAAAGTAAGAAAACTCTCCATGACTATAAATTTAACAGATCCTAGCACCTATAAAGGGGGTCGAATGCAATTTGAATATCCTAGAATTGCAAAAAAAGCAGAGGTAGGAGAATGTCTTTCAGCTCGGGCTCAAGGATCGGTTATAGTTTTTCCTTCCTTTGTGCTACATCGAGTTACTCCTGTAACTGAAGGAACTCGTTATTCTTTAGTAGCCTGGTTTTTAGGAGAACCTTTTCGATGAAAAAATTTTTCTTTTTATCTGGACTACCGCGAGCGGGTAATACTCTTTTTGCTACTTTATTAAATCAAAATCCTGATGTTCTAGTAACACCCAATAGTATTGTACCTCATCTATTATTGAAACTCCATGAGACAAAACAAACTTTTATGTATAAAAATTTTCCTGTAGAAAAACATCTTCATAATCTCACGGATACTTTATTTCAGACTTTTTATTCTAAAACACCCCAACCTTATATTATTGATAGAGGAGCGTGGGGAACACCTTATAATTTTAATTTATTAAAACAATATTTTAAACAAGACATTAAAATTATTTTTTTAGTTCGTGATATCGTAGAGATTCTAAATTCTTTCATTCACTTATGCAAAACTTATTCTGATTTTTATATTAATCAACAGTACCAGAAGTTGGATAAATCAACCTTGTACGTGGATGAAATAGAAGCCAGGTGTAATTTAATTCTGGCTCCAGATCAAATGATGGATAGATCTCTTTATTCTTTAAAACATTTAATTGATCTAAATCAATTCAAGGAGAACCATGCTTTACTTATTGAGTATAATGAGTTAATATCCCAGCCCGAAAGTATCATGGAAAAAGTATATAGATTTTTAAAGATAAGACCATTTAAGCATTCTTTTTCTAATTTAGAAAAATATGAAATGAATGGTTTACAATATAATGATGAATATCTAGGAGCGCCTATGCATGATGTACGAGTGTCTAATATTTCAAGAAATAAAGAACAAATGCTTCTTCCTGTACGGGTAATTAATAAATATAAAAATATGGAGTTCTGGAAATGAAGTCTATTGGAATCATTGGAAGCGGTACCGCTGGTTTAGTTGCTGCTTTAATTTTACGACAACGTTATCACAATTATAATATTACGGTCGTTAGTTCTAAAGAGATTGGAATCATTGGAGTTGGAGAAGGAACTACAGAACATTGGAAAGATTTTGCTAATTTTTGTGGACTTAATCTAGTTGATTGTATTGTTGAAGCCGACGCGACTTTTAAATATGGAGTTATGTTTAAAGGTTGGACCAAACAAGATTATCTTCATTATATACAAGCAAGACCTCATGGTTTGACTTTAGCACAATATCCCTTTTTCTGGGGACATTTCATTAGTAATAATTTTTCATCACAACAAGTTCATCCTCCGAATACTTGGAACAGTTTAATTAATAAAATGGACCATCCAAATCAATTTCATTTTAATACTTATAAACTCAATAAATTTTTACAAAAAGTATGTGAGAGCCGGAATATTAAATTTATAGAAGATACTATTAAAGAAGTTAATATTAAAGGGGACCAAATTAAATATGTGAAAGGAAAACAAAAACATACTTTTGATTTTTATATAGACAGTACAGGTTTTAAAAAATTATTAATCGGTAAATTAGGAGCACAGTGGATTTCCTATAAAGAAAGTCTTCCTATGAATGAAGTGATTGCTTTCCAAACGCCCGACACTCCCCAATATAGTGCATGGACATTAGCTCAAGCGATGTCAGCCGGATGGCTATGGAGAATACCCACGTGGGGACGTTGGGGAAATGGTTACGTATATAATAATAAATACATAAATGCCGCTCAAGCTAAAAAAGAATGTGAAAAAATTCTTAAACAAAAAATTAACGTTGCCAAAAACATTAAATTTGATCCGGGCAAAGTGGATAAACCTTGGATTGGAAATTGTTGCGCGATTGGTTTAAGTTCTAACTTTATTGAACCTTTAGAAGCGAGCAATATTGGAATAGCTATTAATCAGGCTTTCATTTTAATGCATTATCTAGACAGTAATAATCAGTTTGATCGTGATCAATACAATGTTAAATGTAATCACATCTTTGATAATGCTCATGATTTTGTGCTACTTCATTATTTAGTTAATAAAAAAGACAGTAAATTTTGGCGAGAATTAAATCCTATTATTCCTCCTCGTTTAAAGCGTCAATTATCAATGTGGAAACATCGTTTACCTATTAAAGAAGATTTTGATCACAGTTATTTGTTATTCCATGATCTAAATTTTACGTGTGTTCTTCACGGCATTCGCCACTTTAATATTAAAAGTATTAAAAATGAATATAATCAGATTAATCAGTTGGCTCTCAATCTGGTTAAAGTGGAATTAGAAAACCTTAAGAAAAAGGGAGAATATGCAGGCATTCCGCACAAACAATATTTAGATTATAATTATTTTTCTGATGCAGTATAAACTTTTTCCTTCTTTTTATGATTTAAAACGAGTCAAGTATATTAATTCTCAAATTAAAAAACATTTACTTAGAAGGCGAGATTCTCCTGCTGGTCATGCTACTAAAACATCTACCGTTAAACATGTTGAGTTTGGAAACATTAGAGGTGCATTACAAGATCCTAGTTGTGTAGAAGCTATTTTACAATGGAATGAAGAAGAGGTTGGATACGATTTACATTTTATGACATCAAGGAAAACACTTAATTATAATATTTATCGCAAAGGTACAGAATATACTTGGCATGTAGATGCTGTAGGAAATGATTATGCATATGATATGAAGTTTACTTGTCTTCTTAATTTATCAGAATCCAAAGTCAAAGGAGGAGACTTTTTTTTATTTGAATCAGGTCCTTTTTGTATTAAGGAATTTAATAATCCCGGGGCTTTAATTGCTTTTCCAAGTTATGTCCCCCATAAGGTGGATAAAGTAGTATCCGGTGTTCGCAAAACTTTAACTATTTGGTTCAATGGATCCAAGTTTCGATAATTTTAATTTACATATAGGCCGAATGGATACTAATCCTTCCCCAGCTTTATTAACACGGCTTAAAAAAATTATTCTTTTTCGTGATTATAATAATGAGAATAATTATTTGAGAGTAAGAGAAAAGGACAAACCTTTTTATCAAACTTTATTTACTTTTATTCGCCCTGATTTACTTAAAATAATAAAAGGTTTTGGTTATCATGACTATAATATAAAAGAATATTGGCAGCAAAAATATACGAAAGGTGGCTTCCATGATCTACATTGTCATTCGGTTGAGAAACCTGAACTTTCTTTTATCTATTTTATTAATGCATCTTCTAACTCGTCTTCGATTAAATTTTTTTTACCCGGCTATCCCTACATCAAAGTTGAAAATCAAGGAGCTATCCAACATAGGGTAGAGGTTCAAGCTCGCATTGGCAGACTTATTGTTTTCAATAGTTTCATTCCTCATTCTGTAGATCCTAATAAAGATGAAGAACGAGAAATTATTTCTGGTAATATGGCCTATTATTTAAAACCAACTGTTCCTGCTAGAGGCCTCTGGCACATAGGTTTAACGCTCGAAGAAGAAATGGCTCTGAAAAAGAAAACCGATGCAAAAACCTGAAATTATTGAAAATGCATTAACTCCAATAGAGTTTGAAGCTATACATGCCATCATTGGTGGTTTCAATTTTCCTTGGCATTGGTTTCCACGTTTAAATAGTTATCAAAAATTAAAAAACGAGAAATTAAACCACTCCTATTTGTATCATAATTTTAATATTTATAATAATAATGTTGCGGCTCCCTATGACCAAATTTTTATTCCTCTTCTTAAATTTCTTAAAGTTAAAGTTTTAATTAGAATGCATGCCAATATGTATATGCATACCTCAAAAATAGAAGAACATACAGATCACAAAGATCAAGGCTTTCCGTGTCAGGCAGCTATATTATATTTAAATACTTGTAATGGAAGCACCGTTATTAAGAAAGAACATCGCGTAATGAGTGTGGCTAATCGATTAGTCAAATTTAGAGGAGATTGGTTACACCATTCCACAAGTTCCACGGATCAAAAAAGACGATTAGTACTTAATATAAATTATATATGAACTTTACTCATATTGGAAATATTTCAATTGGGCTATGTAAAAAAGGACTGGCGTCCTTTAAGAAAAAAGATTGGGATCATTATACGTTTCGTCAAGATACCTTTAAAGTTCATGAACATACCCGAACGATTCCTTTAATCTTTGATGAAGATTTCAGAAATACCAGTCCAACGCATCATAACCATTATGAAACATTTGCTAAACCGCTTAAAGATATTGCAGCTGTTTTAAAAAATAAATATGGAGACGGTCAAATTGTTAGAGCCCTCCTCATTCTGTTGAAAATGAAAAGCTCTATTCCTCCTCATATTGATAAAGGCAATAGTCTTGAGCTCTGTCGTCGCATTCATATTCCTATCACCACCACCCCTCGGGTTCTTTTCACCATTGATAAGGAAACGAAATGTTTAAAAGAGGGAGAAATGTGGGAGATTAATAATTCTCAAAAATACCATTCTGTTATTAATAAAAGTCGCCATGCTCGCGTTCATCTAGTCGTAGACTGGGTAACAGCGTGTGATATCTAATTGATCTCCGGTTCCGGATATAGTATAAAATCTTTAATATAGGACAGCTATGCTACAAAAATTAGGTTTTACGCCAGGATTCAATAAACAAGTTACATCAACAGGAGCCGAAGGTCAGTGGACCGGAGGTGATTATGTGCGTTTTCGTTATGGCTCTCCTGAAAAAATAGGAGGCTGGGAGCAGTTGGGCGAGGATAATCTTACTGGAGCCGGCCGAGCCTTGCACCATTTTGATGATAATGCAGGTATTAAATATGCAGCTATCGGAACTAACAGAATTTTATATATTTATTCAGGGGGTCAGTACTATGATATTCACCCTATCCGAGCCACTATTACAGGCTGTGATTTTACCAGTACTTCTTCTTCAACAACCGTAACTATCACCTTCCCAAGTCCTCACGGTCTAATTGATAATGACATTGTTTTAATGGATGGGGTTAGTGGAGTAACGGCAGTGGGGTCGACTTATACTGATGCTTCTTTTGAAGACATAAAATTTATGGTGACGTCAGCACCTACTGCAACCACGATTGAAGTGACGATGGCGTCTACAGAATCAGGAACTCCTTTAAGTAATTCAGGATCTGCTTCAGGATTATGTTACTACAGTGTAGGACCGTCTCAACAACTCGCAGGCTATGGATGGGGTACCGGCACCTGGTCAGGAAGCGCTTCAGGAGCTGCAACTACCACTCTGGCAACCACACTTCCCGATGATGCAACCACTAATGTGGTTTTAACAAGCTCTTCGGCTTTCCCTTCAACGGGAGAAATTAGAATTGGAACAGAAGACATTAGTTACACAGCTAATGATATCACGACTAATACTTTAAGCGGAGGAGCCCGTGCACAAAATGGAACAACCCGAGCCGAGCATACTTCCGGAGCAACAGTCACTAATATTTCTGATTATGTAGGATGGGGGGATGCCTCTTCGGCTGACTTTACCATTGATCCAGGGTTATGGATTCTGGATAACTATGGCACTATTTTAATTGCCCTTATTTATAATGGAGCATGCTTTCAGTGGGATGGCGCAGCAGCTAATCCAACTGAAACGCGGGCAACTGTTATGTCCAATGCTCCCGCTGCTTCGCGACATGTTCTTGTATCACCCACTGATCGTCACTTAATTTTTTTCGGAACTACAACCACCACTACGGATGATAGCACTCAAAACGATATGTTTATTCGATGGTCGGATCAGGAAAGCATTAATGAGAGTGATTCCTATACGGTGACCGCTAATAATACCGCGGGCACACAGCGACTGGCTAATGGCTCTAGAATTGTCGGAGCGAAAAGAGGTCGGGATGCGATTTATATCTGGACCGATACGGCTATTTATTTAATGAGATTTGTAGGCGCTCCCTTTACCTTTTCTTTTGAACAAGGCGGCACGAACTGTGGACTCATTGGTAAAAATGCAGCGGTGGAAGTAGATGGTACTGCTTTCTGGATGTCGGAAAATGGTTTCTTTCAATATTCAGGTCAGCTTCAAACGATGCCATGCCTCGTTGAGGATTATGTTTTTGATAGTTTAAACTCTACGCCAAGAGATCTTATTAATTGTGGATTAAATAATTTATTTAGTGAGGTCAGCTGGTTCTATTGTAGTAAAACATCCGATGTCGTAGACCGAGTCGTGACTTATAATTATGTAGAAACCCTATTAACAAAGAAACCGGTTTGGACAACCGGCAGTTTGCCGCGTACTGCGTGGACTGATTCATCGGTCTTTGCAAAACCACATGCTTGTTATTATACCACTTCTGATAATGCTTCCTTTGATGTTGTAGGTAATACGGATGGAACTACCATCTACTATGAACACGAAACAGGGACCGATCAAATTAATGCAGGAGGAGTGATCACTGCGGTAGTCGCTAATGTTCTCTCTGGAGATTTTGACATTACTCAAAAACGTGCATCTCAAGGACAAATTATTGGAACGCCTGATCTTAGAGGAGATGGTGAATACATTATGCGAATTAGACGAATGCTTCCTGATTTTATTACTCAAACCGGAGATACTCAAATCACTCTGATGTTAAGAAATTATCCTAACAATGCAGCAGCGAGTTCTCCATTAGGACCCTTTACAATCACCAGTGCCACTGATAAAGTTGACACGCGCGCAAGGGCAAGAGCCATTGCGTTTAAAGTAGAAAATACCGGCACAAGCGGAGGGTCGTATCAGGCCCAAACCTGGAAGCTGGGAACATTTAGACTGGACATTCATCCAGACGGGAGAAGATAATGGCATATAACTTACAAAGTTGGCAAAATACTTTTGGAAATAATCCTGTTAATCGAGGAGTTTTAGGTTCTGCTTTTAATACAAATCCTTTGACGGCTAGGGGTATGAATATTCTAGGAAGCAACGTAGCTTATGGACTTCCTTTAGCTTACGCTTCTTTGGCTAGCAAACTTCAAGGAAATTTACCTGCATCATTACAAGGCGACGGTGGAATTTATGATCAAACCGGTGGATGGGGAGCCATGGGAGCTGGAGCAGATATTACTCCTGAAATAGATGAAACATTAAGATATGGGGATGCTGTAACGGGTACTAATTACCCAGGAGCTAATCGACCTTTAAATACTTTAGACCCTAACTGGCAGAATGAATTAGCTGGGTATGGATCAACTATGGATCGTGGAAACATTGATAAGCGATCTAGTTTTAATCCATTAAACTGGGGTGTGATGGGGTTGATGAAAAGAATGGTTGAACCTAATACACCCGAAGAAAATTTTGGTCTTAAGTATTTTGGAGATCGGAACACTCTTTCTTCATCCGGCAGAACATATGGTAATCAGGCTTATGATGTTTTTGCAGGTAAGAATGTAGCCTCTGCCTTTGGTAAAGGGATGGGCGCATCTGCTCAAAAAAGAATTGATACCATTGGAAACACTATTCAAAGATTAACTGATCTAGATGAAGAAAAACATAGACAGACAATAATCAACTTAACAAGAAGAAAAAACGAATTTGAAAAACAACTAAACCAATACAATCAAGATTTCGCAGGTGGCACAGGTGGGGCAGATACTACTATCACTACTACCAAGCCTGGAACCACTGGAGATGGATATACTGGACCCAGAACTTATGATTTTGATCGTGGTGCGTTTCAACGATCAGGAGGACAACGAGCTTCAACACCAGCTGGCCATACTGATCCTGGAAAAGGAAGTTATGGACCATGGAAAGCACAAGGAGGAAGAGTTGGTCTTTATGCCGGAGGAGATCCTGAAGAACCAGCTGAAGACATACGTGAAATTATGCAAGATCAAAACATTCCTTTTAGCGACCAGGTAGAAGGTGAAGAAGGTATTTTAGAACAATTGATTGCTCAATATATAGAAGCAGGATTCCCTCCTGATCAAGCTGAAGCAATGGCGATGCAAGAACTTCAGGCAATGTCACAGGGATCTGAACAAGGCATAGCGAGTCTTGTTTAATGGCTAAAATTACACAAGCTTTAACCAGAGCCAGTAAGGAATATAGTGAACGAACTTTTCAATCCTTAATCAGAGATCTCGACGGTGTCATCAACAAACTAAATACTTCCTTTCAGGAAGAAATGAAACAGGAGATTGAAGCGATGAGCTTCTTTATAGAGTAATGGCTGTCATCAATGAATATAAAATGTATGGAGTTACCAGTACTTCTGCCGAAGGTCCAATTAAATTTTTCGGCACGACAACGATCAGTGGAGTGGCGACTCAAAATCCTTTAGTGTCAGAAACGTACATTGTGAAGTCTTTGCATGTCACCAATAAGTCAGGATCGAATACGCCCACGATTACCATTACCAACAATGGTTTTCAGGTTATTAATACGCAGACATTAACGGCTGCGACTAGTGTAGAAATTTTAACAAACCCCATGGTCGTAGAAGGTAATACGGTTCTTTCATATACCACAGCTGGTACAGTAAGTGATGGGGTAGACATAACAATCAGTTATTTAAACATTAAAAAAGAGGTTACTGCGTAATGGAACTTAAACCCGCTAAAGTCACCACAACGATCAGTAATTTAAAGACCGGAGAAAAATATAAGAGCGAAGAAGAGTGGAAAGCTAAAGGAATTGCAGAAAAAGACATCCGAAGAGATGTCCATGTCCTGATGCCGGCTCTTGATTTGTTCGGTAAAACAAAGTAGGTTCAAAATTTAGGCGAAATTATGACACAATATCAGGAAAAAATTGTAGGTAAACCAGGAGGTCTGGTTGAACCAGGCGTTAAACAGTATGGTATCTTTAAGAAAATTAAAAAAGCAGTAAAGAAAGTAGTTAAAAGCCCCATAGGAAAAGCCGCTTTATTAGGCGGTGGTTTATGGGGTCTCGGTAAAATGGGTGGTATTGGTTCCAGCGGCATCGGTAAAAACTGGTGGAGCAAAGGAATGGGTTTAGGAAAAAACTTATTACTAGGAAGAGCTACCGGTCAAGGCCCTGCTGGACAAACTATGCCTAGATCCGGTGGACTATGGAATAAACTTAAAGATTTTGGTCTCGGCAAAGCAGCTGTGATTGGTGGAGGTATATTAGGTAGCACTATACCTTTTTTAGGAACTGATGAAGAAGATGAAGTCATTGATGACTGGAGTGTAATGCCTTCAAGTATTGCTAACCTAAGAAAGCAGGCACAGGATTACTATAAAAAAGCACCTGACTATCTAGGCTCACCTTTCATGCCTCCCAAAGAATATGTGATGTCAGGATACTATGGATCCAAAGATGGTGGAATCGTTGGCTTAGCCAATGGTGGACAACCTGCACAAGCTCAAGCAGAACAAATGTTAAAAATGGAATATCAAAAGTATCGTAACCAAGGTGGGACGATGTCTTATCAACAATTTAAAATGGCAGTCTTACAACAGGCTCAAGGTCAAGGACCCATGGCTCAGGGACAACAAGCACCACAGATGGCCGCTTATGGCGGAAGAATGGGATATCAAGGTGGAGAATTAGTCACCGATGCATCCATGGTTGAAGAGACTCCAGCAGGTATGATGGAAGAAAATGTTGAAGAGGTTCAAGGCGAACCGACTCGAGAACAAATGGAAGCTCTCGCTATGGAAATTTTCCAATTACGATTAGAAGAATTAGATGAAGAACAATTAATGGT